TTATAACAGAAAACCAACGGAGGCACACATCGCAATTGGGGAAAAAATAAAGATTCCTGTAAATATTGCAAAAGCAATTGAGGTGCTAGGATGAGTAATGAACTAGATAGCAATTACGAAATATTAAAAGACTTTAACTTTACTGATCCGGAAGATGGAAAAAGTATTAAAATTTTTAATAATTCATATGCCAATTGGATAGAACTAAAAGGACACCCCGACTGGGTTGATCCTGAGTTTTATATTGGTGATTATGTAAGTTCTTTAACCAGTGACAAAGGAGATGGTTTAGACGCACCTATTACAACAGAGTTAAAAGCTGTTATTGATAGTTTTACCTTTCCATATAAAAACTTTGCTGAAATGCCAAACCTTTTAAAGTGGATAGTGTTGACTTCAACTTCTTTTCGTGGAACTTTTGACGGAGAAGGTGGAAAAGCAATTAAAGGACTTTACAGCTTTATATCTACACAATATACCGCTGGGAGCAATAATGTTAAAAAAGTAATAGTCCACAGAATAAAAAGAATGTTCAACATGATCAGGGTTCAATATAGCCTAAAAACTCCTGATGAAAAACCAATCAGTCCGGAATCGTTAGAAATATTTAACCTATATGATAATATATTAGTTAGGGCTAAAGCTACAGAAGCTGGAAAAACAGGCTCATTTGAATCTACAAAAGAAACCAGATCTCTTATAACACAAAATGCATTAAAGTCGAATAGTGATAGTGAGTTTTTGGTTAAAAGATTTGGCACTTCCACAGCAAACGAGTTTTCCAATAAAGCTTTTAAAAATGCAATAGTAAAAAAGATACAAGAATACATTGATATGGGTGTTGGCGCACAACAATTAGGACAAGTTAATGGAGTGTTGGCTGATGATGTCTTGAATCCTGCTTCAGATGGAGACAATATAAATTATGTTGAATTCAAAGAAAGCGAAATGACATTGTTAACAGTTACCAAAAGCAAAGTCAATGAATATTTAACGTCCGGAGATGCCGAGACTCAAAAAAAGAAAAATATTATAAAACTTGACAAAGGATCCACTGGTGGAACTAGTTTTGGTGGCAAAAAACTAAAAACAGATAGTGCTATAGTTCCGTGGGATAGTATAAGAGATTCAGCAATATACAGTAACCCTTTAAGGTTTAATGAACTAAAGGTGTATGATATAGAACTCTATGATAAAGACCATACAGAAAGTGATATAAGGTTTTTGTCACTAGAAGATTTTGTTACTACTCTTGAGCCTCCTTCTGAGGCGTCCACTCAAAGATTAGTAGAGGTGTATGATCCAACAGTTGTTAATGATCCATGGTATTGGTTTGCTACAGAAACGTTTGATCCAAAATTAGAAGATTTAATCTTAGGGCACTATCTGAGGTTTTTAAACTCAGTAAAAATAGATGTAAATGATGATAATGATGTTGATAATATTTTAGGAGAATATTTTGACTGGGAAGTCCAGGATATAAGTATATACTTAATACCAATATTGGCAAAAATAAGACAAGAACTGATCATATCAAGCTTGCTAAAACAAATAGAAGCTTCCGATGATCCGTCTAAATTAGATCCTGAGGACACACTAGATAAAGCAGAAGCAGATGCAGACAAGAACTTAAATGATATTCCAACATCTGATTTCGAGGAAAAAGAATTATCAGCTGAAGATATTGAAAAAAGACAAAAACTATACAAACAATGTGCTCTTCTTTTGAACGCTCATAAACTAAAAAAAGATTATAAAATGTTTTTAGCACACAAGAGAGCAAACAATAAACCAATGCACAAATCAACTTTTTTCAATGGCAGATTTTGGATGGTTGAGGATGGAGTTAACTCTAACTCTATTCTAAACAAACTTACAAACCCTCCTGGTGAGGAAGCAAGACCCTTTTTAAACATAACCCCAGACATACACGCCGCTCTCCAACCGAGATTAAGACTTCATAAGGTCTATGAAGCAAAAGAAGATGGAGAAAAAGTAATAAAAACCCATGAGGTACCTTTTGACTCTTTTTACCCAAAACATCGATCTGATGGTCTTAGCACCGGAGAAGGTAATTTTGACAAAGGAGCCGGATTTGGCATAAAGGAGTTTTCTTTCTCTTTTGATGGTGAAACACCGGCAACAGCTCAAAAATTTGTAAAGGCAAAACTAAGCTTGTTTTTTCAAACCTTCAATGATTTTATAAAAGTAAGAAAAGTTGTTGCTGATAACGAGGAGTATGAATTTAGATACTTAGATTTGTTTGTGAACACAAAGTTTTGTCCTCAAACAGGAGTTAACAGATTTTCTCCTTTATATTATGATCCATCGTTTTATCGACTTAGAGTAGACGTTGGTTGGGAGCCAAGAAACGACAAACAGTTTGCTGAGTTGTTGGAAGCTAGAGGAACAACTCCTGCCAAATTTAATGATACTCTCAATAAGACAAATAAAACATTTTATTTAAATCTTGTTGATCATACAATCAATATTGGAGAAGATGGATCTGTAACTATTGATGCTGATTATATTGCTTATATGCAAGGAGTCTTACAATCAAATAGTTTTAATGCATTATCAACTAGGTACACTAGGGAAAGACAAAGAGAGTACGTAAAAGAATACGAAAAACTACTATCTGGAAATAAATGTACTGATGAGGAGCTTGCGGAACTGGTAGCAGGCATAAATTCTATAAATGATAAAATAGCCAGATCTCTCCACCAAGGAATTGTAAAAAAACTGGTCTTAAGTGAATCACTCTACAGTGTATCAGTCGATAGTGGTGATATGAACGATTTTAGAAATAAAGACTTTTTTTCTAAAATACCTAATATTAGCGTTGAGATGCCAGAAGTAAACAAAAAGGGTGCTACCGCTAATGCAAAAAATGAAGACGCTCTTAATGCTGCTATTCAAAGTGATTTTCTTCATGACAGTAGCTATCAAGAAAACAGGAAGATTTATTTCTTTTTTATGGGTGATCTTTTGTACCACGTTTTAGACTCTTTGTACAAAGAAGATGGTTCTACACAGATAAAAGAAGCAGAAAATTTAAAATTAATTCTTTCAACTTTCTCTTACAAAAATCCTTTCTTAAGCGAAGAGTGTTATTTGAATATTGGAGAAATTCCAATTGATTTAGATACATTCTTATCATGGTATGAAAGAGAAATAATAGAGAAAGAAATTTTTACAATGCCTATATTAACTTTTGTAAAAAGATTGTTGCACTACCTTATTCAAGATGTGTTTTTGGAAACTTGTATTAACAGACAAGAGCACAAAAGATTAGCATTTCAAACAACAACCTTTTTGGCCGATGAGCAAGATGGTGGTAAAGATCCAATGAACTTTACAGCTGATAGTGAGAACTCAATCTTTGAGTCTATAATAGACGTTTCAAAGTATTATGGAGACTTTTTACCACTAACAACAGGTGTGAAATTTAATAGTCCCAAACCAACAGCTGAGTTGTATAATTACTTGTTTATCTTTCCTCACTACAGATCAGCAGAACATGAAGGAAGAGGCATAGCGTCTCTAGACGAGAACAGAGGAGTTTATCATCTATACATTGGAGCAGATAAAGGATTGACAAAAAAGATTTCATTTTCTAAATCAGACATCCAGTACATAAGGGAGTCTAGAATGATGCAACAAGGATCAAATGGTCTTTTACAGCTATCATCTGTGTATAGAGCTAGTATATCTATGATAGGGAACACCCTCTTCTACCCCGGCATGGAAGTATATATAAATCCTTTCGGATTCGGAGGATTAGAGTTTGGAAACCCCTATGATGGTCCCGGAAGAGTTGATAGCCCCAACTTATCCAACATTATGGGTATTGGTGGGTATTATCAAATAATGAAGGTCAACTCAAAGATCTCCCCAGGATCGTTTACAACAGACATAGACGCTCATTTTGTCTATTCTGGTGATGGTAAACCATTGGGACGAGATGGATTAAAAAAGGTTGAACTATGTGGAGACCTCAAAGATATATCTAAAGGAGAAGAGGACAACGAGTGTAGAACAGTTATATTGAAAATTGAAAATGAATTACTAAACACAGATGCTACTTCTGGTGGCAGTGTTACAGATAAAGAAGAGGAAGCTGAGCAATGACTGATTACAAAGGAAAAAACAAGACCAAATCAACTAGAATTATAGCAGCCCAAAGAGCTATATACAAACTTAATGCGTTCAAAAAAAATAGTGATGAAAGAGCAAAGTCTGTAAAGAATTTTAATTTTGCCGAGAGAACACAATACGGAAGGATTAACACGGCATTTAACACGGTATATCCCAACAGATCTGAATTAAAGAGATTGAAAAATCCCGACAAAGAATCAAGGATATACTCATGTCAAAACTTTGTAGCAGATGCTTTCGAAAGGTTTGTTGCAAAAATGAAACAAGCAGTGGTATTTGGTAATTGCCCAAAGGACCACCCCTACCTAACCGAGATAAAGGTCTATGGAGCCTATCAAGACCCATATGGACTTTATAATGAATACATGGAAGACCTACTTGATTCATTTGTGGATCAAATTAACGAAAAAACAATATTAACTTTTGATGATTGGACAAACCAATTTCTATTCTTTTGCAAAAGAAATGGTGCAAAATTCCCAATTACCTTTTCAGGATTTCAAAGAACAGACAAATCAAACATATTTACCTCCGGTTTGGCTATTTCAATATCAGATTTAAAAGCAGATGACGACACAAAAAAACAAGAATTCTTTCTAGATTACAAAGCAATAGATTTCTACATAAATACCGCCAAACAATACGGATTTTATGTAGATTTAGATAGACCATGGGTTCTAGTTGCTGATTTAAATTCACCAGCAATGTTATTATACACTAAAAAATATGATTTGTCAACAGTTAATCAAATATTTTCTGAAAATTATTCTTTATGTTATGAAGAAGATATAAGATTACTACGTTCAGCGCTTGAAACATCTTATAATGAATTTATTTATGTTAATCCATACAATACAGATCTAGATACTTCCACATGTAAAACTAAAATTAATATTAATAATAAAATAATAATAAATAATAATATAAATAATAAATATTATATAAATATATATATACAATTAAGAAACATAGAAGAATATAATATATTAGCAGATGCTGATATCCGAAGATTAAAAGAAAAAGCAATATTTTTTGAGAAAAAACTTGACACATCCCGTTCAATAAGTTATATTAACAATCAATTCAACCAAATGGTACTTTCAAGACCGGGAGGAATGAACGATCTAATAAATAAACAAAAAGAACGGAGGAACAGTGATATTTCAAATAATTGATGACAAGAAAGAATGCAGAGGATATTTTGCAGATGGAAGATTAAGGATCAGGGACTTACCTGAAACTTTAGAAGCAACGTGGGATTGGTCTCCGTTAATTGGAAACAAAGATGTTAAGCTTGCAAGATTGTTTGCTTATGGTCAGTCAATCCAAGACGCATGTCCCGATCACCTAAAAGAAAGATTGGAAATAAGGGAAAGAAAAATCAAGGCTCACTTAAAGTCTTTCATAGCATCTAACGTAAACCTATCAGATGTTTGTTTCTATAATCTTGTTCCTGAGAGAGATATACAGCATTATTACAGTTTATTGAACGAAATAACAGAATGGGTTCTAAACAACAACCCAAGACCTCAAAATTATCGTTTGATGCACAATATTAATATTATGTGTAAGGAAATTTCCCAACAAGAAATTAGATTCAATAGAGGCAAGTGGAGAAATCATGCTAAAACAGATCAGAAAGCAATGTATCTTGTTAAGTCTCATTGGGAAGGAAAATCATTTGTTGATTACAACCCTTGGGGAACCGTTACAGGACGCTTGGGACTCAACCAAGGGTCTTTTCCTATCCTAAACCTTAAAACCTCACTGAAGGACATTATAGAGCCCAAGTGGGATTGCTTTGTGGAGCTTGACTTTAATGGTGCCGAGTTAAGAACCCTACTACACCTCTCCGGGCACCCACAACCCACGGGAGATATCCATGATTGGAATCAAAATAACATTTTTAATAATTCTATTGAACGAGCTGATGCTAAGAAGAAGATTTTTGCATGGCTTTATAACCCAACTTCAACAGCAATTGACACTGACTACTATGATAAGTCAAAGGTCTTGGAGAAGCACTATGAGGAGGGAGTTGTTTCTACTCCGTTTGGAAGAGCAATACCTTCAGATGATTTCCACTCGCTTAACTACCTTATCCAATCTACATCTTCAGACAATTTCCTTGACAGAGCCTGCACAATCCACAGATACTGTAAAGGACTCAAAACAAATGTAGCGTTCCTCGTACATGATTCAATTGTATTAGACGTTCCACTTGATGAAAAAAACAGAATAAAAGAAATTGTTGAGATCTTCGAGAACACCAAGTTAGGAAAGTTCAAAGTCAATATCAACGTTGGAAAAAACCTTGGAGAATTAAAATGATAACAATCGGACTTGGAAACGCTGGAATAAACATATGTCGCAAGCTCTCAAATTTGGCTAAGCACAAGACGATAGAGCTACACGGCGGTAAAGGCCTACCGGAATGTCAAACACACGAAGAGTACGAATCTAGCGTCCCTAAATTAGGAAACAAACTACGACTTGGAAAAGACCAAGACATTTGGATGATTGTTTGTGGAGCAGCAAGAGTTTCTGGAGCAACCTTGGCAATTTTAGAACAGATCAAAGACCGCGAGGTCAAAGTGATGTATATTGTACCCGATTCTTTCTTTATGTCAGCAACACAAAAACTACAACATAAAGTGACATTTGGTGTTCTACAAGAATATGCAAGATCTGGAATGATACATTCTTTAATGCTGGTTTCTAACAAAGAAGCAACAACAATCGTAGGCGAAGGCTCTCTAGGCTCTTACTACGATAATGTAAATTCAGCAATTGCTAATTTCCTTGCGAACTATAATTGGTTTAAAAATACGCAACCAATTATGGGCAATTTACATGAACCAAAAGAAGTATCAAGAATTTGTACCGTGTCTATCGGAGACATAGAAAAAAATGAAGAAAAGTTATATTTTTTACTTGACAACATAACAGAATCATGTTATTACTATAGTATAAGTTCTGAAACAAAAGAAAATGATAAAAAACTTCTCTCAAGAATCAGATCTTATTTAGAAACAAAAGAACAAACAACTTTTGGAATTTGGGAAAACGCATCTAACCGTTCGTTTTTCTATTCTATAAAATTTACACATTATATACAATCGGAGGAAAAATGAAAAATTACAACCAATGGGATTTGTTTTGGAATTCTTTAATCAAAGAAGATATTTTGTTGTTTGATAAAAGCGGCAACAAACCAACAATTTTAAAAACAAACAGTAAGTATAAGTCTAGATTCAAACACAGCGATAAGATTGAAAATCATATTAAATCAATTATACAAGAAGTTAAAGATGGTACAACAAAAGATAAAGGCGTTATTTATATGATGTATTATTTTGATAACAACAGAAGAATTCCTCTATACATTGGAAAATCAGAATTTAAAGGAAGAACAAGAAAATACAGCGCCAATGCTACAAACTTAAACCCTGCTGGTCCTTTTTTACGATGGGGATCTAGGCCTGATTACCACTTGGGAGATCTTTATGAAGCTTATCGAGGAAATAAATCTACATTAAAGTACAAAGATTGGAACAATTCTATTTTTGATTCTAATGGAGAATTCAAAAAAGAAATTTATCTTACAATGGTTTCATTAAATAAAATGAAAGTACCAATCATGGCTTTTCCGACTTCTGTCACACAAACAGAAAGTACACTTATTACTTGGGCTGGTCATCTTTTTCCAAATGATCTCCTAAACAGGGATGGAAAAGAAAGGTTTTAACTTTTTTTAAAAAAACACTTGACAACTCAAACAAAATGTGTTATATTAATATTGTTGAGAAAACAACACTAAAAAATCATTTTTCTGGTTGGGAACCTAAACTGGTTTCTGAATTAAAAAGGCGAAAAGCCAAAGGAGAATAAATCATGAAAAATAACAATACAAGTACGTCCACTTCACAAGGGCAACAATTTCAAGAAGATAGTATAGGCTATACTTTTATTGATTCCATCAGAAAAGGAAGATACGTTCTAACCGCTACAATTGGTGATTTAGTTGATAACTCAATTGATGCAACAGCAGACAACGTCTGGGTCATTACTCAAGGCCCTTTCGCTTCTATTGAAAGGATTATCCTTATTGATGATGGATTTGGTATGGACGAAGAATACCTAAAAGGTTCTTATAAACTTGGATTTACAAGAACAAACAGAACAAATAAACAAAATGGCAAGTTTGGTGTTGGTGGAACCATGGGCTGTTTAGGAATAGCCGGTAACAAAATTACCATATCCAGAGATAAAAACGGTCAGGTTTTTGCAAGATCGTATGACATTGACCAGATTAAACTTGAAGATGCTTGGGGTCACAATCCAATAATCCCACCTTCTGATTTGGTTGACTTGCTTGACGAATCAGTTGGAAAAGGAAATACTGGTACATTAATTTGTCTTAGCAACTTCGATCGCGACAATTTTGGAAGAAGAAGAGACAATATTCAAAATAGAATAAAAAAATATTGTGCTGAAACATATTGTGAATATATCACAAGAAATAAAGTCACAATTCATATTGATGGTAAAGTTGTAGAACCACGAGACCCTTTGTGTTGGTTTCACCCAGATACTATAAAAGCTTACGATGAACCAATAAATGGAACTAATGCAAGATTGCGTATTGTTAATCTTAAAAACGTACCAAAAGAAATACAAGGCAAAGCACAGTCTAGACAAGGTGGATATATTTATCGTTGTGATCGAATCATAGAGAGATCAATAACTGGTGAAAACCAAATTTGGAATAAAAAAATTCCAAATCGCCACCAAGGACACAGTTGGTCTCGATGGGGCGTTTACTACGATGCGTCTGACGACGAAACATTTAACACATCTTATGATAAAAGTTCGGTTAATCCAAGTCAAGATCTTTTAGATAGGATTGGAGAAATAGTAACCCGTGAAATGAATGTTATCTTTAAGGAGAAAAACCGCAAAGATAAAACACTAAAAACAAAAGAAGAAAGAATAAAGCAAGAAGAATTGACCAATGATATTGCTAATCAACTATCAAAAGAGCCAAAAAAGACCACAGTTTCAGTAAAAACTGATACTCAAGAGGTGGAGATTGAGATAGAAAGCAAGGTTGTACCTTTGAAATTACCTCAAAACCCAATACCCAATATAAAAGTTAAAGTAGTGTCTCTTGGTGCATTAGGTGAGCCTGCGATGATTGTAGCAAATGAAGATCAAACAGAATCTAAATTTATAATGCAAATCAATTCAGATAACCCTTACATATCTAAATATTATATGTCTAACGATAGTGATTCTCTTTTGAGATCTGCTGTTGAGGCTTGGTTGCTGTCTCTTTATCTTACTTTTCAAGGAATGCCGGATGATGAGGACTGTAGTATAATGGATTTTAGAGAGAGATTCTCCAAAAAACTAAGACAAGCAACGTTATCATTCGATCGTTCCTAAAAAAAACACCACAGGGAGGCATGGGTTTTAGATGCCTCAAATTTTTAAAAAAAATACTTGACAAACTTTTAAAACGTGTTATATTACAAATACATTCAAACCAAGGAGGTAAACATGAGTGAAAAAGAACAATTAAGAAAAAATGAACGAGATCTTCGTTTAACTGCTTTTCATATGGCAAGAGAAATCTTAACAGAACAAACTCACATGTTAATTCAAACAGGAGTTAAAACAACAGCTCCAACTACAGAGCAGATTCAAAGCGAAGCAGAAAAGATTTTAACTTTTTTAAAAAAATAACTTGACAAACTTATCAAAGTATGTTATAATATAAATACAATAAAACAAACAAACCTTTATTAAGGTAGCTCTTATCCTCTCATTTTTGTGAGAGGACCCTTACATCGCCGGAAGAAAAAAAATAAAAAAAATACTTGACAAAATGTTGAGAACATGTTATACTAATAACACGATGGTTGTTTCGAGATTCAACCGAAATTCAAATCTCAAAAATTTAACTAATGACAATCAAAATCTATGGAGGATATATGTCTACAAATAAATTCACACTCAATGCTAACGTTTACACCGGAAGCTTCACAAAGAAAGATGGAACTACAAGAACAATGCGTTTCTTGAAAGAAAATGCTGTTCCTAACTCTCTTCGAGGATCTGGAGTGAAACCACGTTATCTTGACTCTAAGCATGAAGTAGTGTTTGATCTTGACCAAAATGGTTGGAGAGTTTTTAATCACAATACTGTAATTGAAAAGCCTTCATTTTCAAGACAAGAAGTAACTATCAACGGATAGTCTCTCTTAAGCACTAATTTTAAATAAAAAAAATATACGTAAGTTTTAATAACTTCCTCCGTGTTGTTTGCCAAGATCACCAACCTGAAAAAAAACTTGGCCCTCTTTATCTTCCTATTACAAGGACTGTAAATGGAAGCGATTTCGGTTGAGATACAAAGTATCTTTGCCTTAGACAGTTAAGTCAATAATAACAATAAAGGAGTAAAATTATGGCACTAAATCTAGAAGCGATGCGAGAGAAATTAAATGCATCAAAGAACGGTAACAAAAAATCAAATGATACCAAATGGAAACCTGAACAAGGTGACCAAACAATCAGAATCCTTCCTACCAAGGATGGTGATCCGTTTAAGGAATATCACTTTCATTATAATGTTGGGAAAAATCCTGGCATTATGTGTCCAAAGCGTAACTTTAATGAGGAGTGTCCTATTTGTGACTTTGCCTCTTCGCTCTGGAAAGAAGGTGTTCAGAATAACGACGATACCGCTAAACGTGAAGCAAAGAAGCTATTTGTTCGCAAGCGTTATTATTCACCGATCTTGGTTCGTGGAAGAGAATCTGAAGGCGTTAAGATTTGGGCTTATGGAAAACAAGCTTATGAAACAATATTAGGCTACGTTTGTGATCCCGATTATGGAGACATAACCGATGTTGAGTCTGGAACTGATATGGTATTAAATTACAATATCCCCGGAACTCCCGGATCATTCCCTAAGACCATTCTTAAGCCACGTCGTCGTCCGTCTGTTCTCTGCGATGATGATGTTGCGGACTGTGAAGCCCTGCTAGAATCGATACCTGATATCGGCGCACAGTTTGACCGCAAAACAACAGCAGATGTTCAAGCTTTATTGAACGAAGCCCTTGCCTCTGACACTGGTGGTGGTTCCTCCGAAACACATAAGTACGGTGGTGAGAAAGATGCTGTTGATGCTGCCTTCGATAAACTCGTAGGCTAAGAGAGTCGGTTGCCCTCTCCGTTATGAGGGCATTTTTTTTAATCAAATAAAGGAGACAAAATGATTAATTTATTTTTAATAACTTTTCTCGCATGTGGCGACGATGAAGAAACAGATACTTCAAAATTAGAAGTCGAGAACCCTCAAGAAGAGGTTGTAGAAGAATCCACAGAAGAAGTGGAAGGCGAAGAGTAATAGATCTACCAAGGTTTTGGGGAGCTGGCCTACAATAAAAAGCTTCCCACTCTAACAACAAGGATAACTATGGCAAAAGTAATACACATGGCTCAAGTAAAACCGGGCAAGATCTCAATCAAAGATCTCAAAAAATCAATGAACAAGGCAATGGGCATCGAAGCAGCGTATGATCTCACAGAAGAGAGTCCAACCGAAGTAAAAGAGTGGATACCAACAGGGTCTCGATGGCTTGATGCAATTATTGCAAAAGGTAAGATGGGAGGAATTCCTGTTGGTAAAATAACAGAAATCGCTGGTCTCTCATCCGTAGGTAAGTCCTACCTAGCAGTTCAGATAGCGGCACAAGCACAGAAGCAAGGAAAGTTTGTTGTTTATTATGATGCAGAATCAGCAATCGACCCTGTATTCTTGATGGATGCTGGAATTGATATGGATAACAATTTTCTTTATGTCCAAGCTGTCTCAGTAGAGAAAGTTCTCAAAGGAATTGAGGATACTATGAATGACTATCCAGGAATGCAATTCGTATTTATCTGGGATTCAATAGCGGCAACATCTGCCGAGAAAGACTTAGAAGGTGACTTTGATCCTCAATCTAGTATGGCTGTAAAACCAAGAATCTTTTCTAAGGCTTTTCCTAAACTAACAGTTCCTTTGGCTAATGGACAACATACCTTGCTTCTAATAAACCAATTGAAAACAAACATAACAAGTAATATAGCAGAGAAATTGACAACACCTTTCAAGGCTCCCGGTGGTTTAGCATTAGAATACTTCAGTTCTCTTCGCATCTGGCTCACAGGTCGTAAATCAAAGCAATCATTTGTCTTTGACGAATCAGGTAGAAGAGTTGGTTCGGAAGTCAAAGCAAAGCTCAAGAAGTCTCGCTTTGGAACACAAGACAGAATGGCAGTATTTCAGATCCGTTGGGGTGATAATGTTGGAATTATGGACGAAGAGTCTTGGTTTGAAGTTATCAAGCAATCATCAGCTTATCGTGTAGGTGGCGGATGGTGTTACATCAAGACCCAAGATGGTAAAGAACATAAGTTTCGCTCAAAAGAATGGATGGAAAAACTAAAAGATAAGAAGTTCAAAAAGATGATAATTGATATCATGGATGAAGAACTAATAAAGAAATTTGAATCTTCTGGCTCAAACATAGTACCAGAAGGAATAGAAGATTAGATCATAACAAGCTCCTGTTGTTGACCCCTAGCATACGTTAGGGGTTTTTTTATCTTTTTACTTGACAAACTTTCTAAACGTGTTATGTTATATTTATATCTCGGAGGATATTATGAACAACTATAACTTAGGTTACGCTTGTATCAACAAGAACTTCTCAGAACGTTCTAAGAAACAACGCATAACAACAAATCGTGGTATGATAAGACGTACTTTTCTTGAGAAAGGTTTACCTTATGTATCAGAACTGGCTTTGGCTAATTGCCAAGACCTAAAGAAAATATTAGAATGGAATGCACAACAGGACATACACTTCTTTCGTATGTCATCTGGTTTGTTTCCATGGGGTTCGGAGTATGCATTCGAAGATCTACCAGACTACGAAGCAATTGCTGAAATCCTATTCGAATGTGGTCTATTTGCAGAGGAGAATGATATTCGTATCACAACTCATCCTGATCACTTCAACAAACTCACGTCTCCAAAAGAGTCTGTGATACTAAATACAATTAAAGACTTGGAATTACACGGTCGTATGTTTGACCTTCTGTGTCTTCCAAGATCACCTTTCGCTAAAATCAACATACATGTAGGAGCAGCTTATGATGACAAACCTATGGCCCTTGATAACTTTTGCAAGAATTTTCAAAGATTATCCGAAGCAGTAAAAACTAGACTTACAGTGGAGAATGACGACAAGCCCTCACTATATACTACGGAGGAACTGTACAATGATATCCATAAACGGATTAATATTCCTGTGGTGTTTGACTACCATCATCACGATCTTCACCCTGGAGAGCAGTCAGAACGTGAAGCCTTGGATATGGCTTTGTCTACTTGGCCTGTGGGTATTCGCCCTGTGGTGCATTACTCTGAATCCCGATCTGATGAATATGGGGATCCTAAAATCAAGCCGCAAGCTCATTCTGATTCTTATGTTCGGCCCGTAAACACCTATGGCTTGGAGATGGACATTATGCTTGAGGCAAAACATAAAGAACAAGCATTGTTCAAAATGCGACAATTGATGGAGGAACAATGATGAAAGTCGTAATAAAAAAGCTTTACAAATCTCAACGTCAAGCGGAATGGAAGATTAGAAAAATATCCAAATGTGGTAGAGGTCATGGTCATAAAAGTAAAAAAATAAGCAATAGCGAGAAAAAGTTTTATCCACTTATAGAAAAAGCTATAGAGGCAAGAAACAATCTTTGTCTTCAACATGGTAAAGACCTTTATTTATATCCTAGTATTATACAGGTTAGATATACGAACAAAAATGGTAAACTAAAGAACATTTCTGTATCAGGGTATTTTTTGACTTCCTCACGAAAGAGAGACAGGTTATAATATAAACATCGGAGGAATAGATGAAGATTATTTATGGAGCATTCATTTTTATGATTGCACAGGTTCTCGCATGGTTTCAGTCAAACTCTGGAATACTTGGAGAACCATTCAAATCAAATTACGTTTACATAGCGATACTGCTTGGGCCTATAGTGTCGCTATTGTTTGCACACGCAACAATAATGTTGTATGAACATATGGAATTATGGTCAATAAGGTTTCTTACCTTTGGAATAGGATATCTAATATTCATACCATTAACTTGGTATTTCTTGGGAGAAGAGATCTTAACATTTAAGAACATTATATCATTTTGCTTATGTGTTCTTCTAATATCACTACAATTCATTATCAAATAAGGAGGATAATATGGATTTTACAAACTTATGGATAGCTTTCGCAGTTGTCTTTATTGGACTACCAACGATTGGGGCGTTGGCATTACATTGGAGGCCAAATGAAAGATAAAAATTTACTAATAATAGATGGGCTAAACATGTTTCTAAGGAGTTATGTTGTCAATCCAACAATGACACCAAAGGGACACCCAATAGGCGGCTGTATTGGCTTCATAAAGAGCTTGCAAAAGGTCTGTGGTATGTTTAGCCCTGATGAGATAATCGTAGCGTGGGACGGTCATTCTGGCTCCGCTAAACGAAAAGAAATGAACAAAGGATACAAGGATGGTCGAAAGCCTGTCCGCTTTAATAGAAGAATGATAGAGTTGAACCCGGAAGACGAAAAGATTAACAAAGCAGAACAATATATTAAACTCGTGGAGTACTTAAATGAATCACCAATTATTCAAATCGTTGTTGACTATGTGGAAGCCGATGATATTATCGCTTTTGCTTGCCAACACGATAAATATAGAGATTATCATAAATACATTATCTCAAGCGATAGAGACTTTTTCCAACTCGTCGGATCAGATGTCTCACTCTATCGACCAATCCAAAAAAAGTTGGTTAACTTTGAAAATCTCATGGATGAACACGGTATTCATCCCAATAATTTTGCCCTTGCTCGTGCCATTGCTGGAGATAAATCAGATAACTTGCCAGGGATACCTCGTGCTGGGCTTAAAACAATTAAAAAGTATTTTCCTTTTGTATCTGGTTCAGAGATTCAAACTACTGAAACGATTGCAGAACATTGCAGAAAAGTGGACAAGCCACTTAAAATTCATCAAAACATACTTGCTGGTTTGGATAGAATAGAAAACAACTACGATGTCATGCAATTATACAAACCAGTAATAGGAAGCACGTCCAAGAGAACTGTGGATTTCTCAATAAGAGAGTTCGAACCAGAATGGAAAAAAATAGAATTCCAAAAGTATCTGATGCGAGACGGGCAAATTACACTAAAATTAGACACTTTGTATGCAAGTTACAATAAAATAATACTTGACAAATAAACAATAATAGGTTATACTTATAAAACATTCGGAGGATAATATGCATAAGGATAAGGATACGTTTGTCGGTTACGGCAAGAGTTTTCAAGAGAGCGTTGCTCGGTTGATGATGGAGGATAGACCATTTTGTGATCAAATAGAAGAGGTTTTAGAATTAGAGTTTTTTGATTCTTCATATCTAAGAGCTTTTGTTGAGATCATTTTGGACTATAGAGAGAAATACGAACAACACCCACATTTTGTCACCCTACATACAGAGATAAAAAAGGGTAGCAATAAATATGATGGAGCTGTAAGTAAACAATTGAGGGATTTTGTCGTAAGAATACAATCAAGTGATGTAAATGATAAGGACTATGTAAAAGATCAAGCGATTGATTTTTGCAAAAAACAATGTTTAAAGAAAGCAATACTTCAATCAGCTAATCTTGTAAAGAAGGGAGATTATGATTCAATTACAAAGATAATCAATGAAGCTTTGACAAAAGGTAACGATCAAAACTTTGGTCATGATTGGTTCATGGACATTGATGAACGTTATGTGAAACAATCTAGAAAAGCCATCACAACTGGTTGGAATCGGATGGATGAAATAACAAAGGGTGGCTTGGGAGCAAAGGAACTTGCTGTAGTTATCGCTCCAACAGGCGCTGGTAAATCCATGGTTCTGGTGCACCTTGGAGCCCAAGCATTGACACTAGGAAAGAAAGTGGTTCACTACACATTGGAACTAGCTGACACTGTTGTGGGTCTTCGTTATGATTCCTGCTTGTCTAAAGTAGCACTTCAAGATATTATGATTTCTAAAGAAATTGTAAAAGAAAAGATCGATCTAATTGGTGGTAAACTAATTATCAAAGAATATCCGACCAAGTCTGCTTCAACCAAGTCGATTAAGAACCATTTGGAAAAGTTGAAAAAGCAAGGCATTTTACCTGATATGGTGATTGTTGACTACGCTGATTTGCTTCGCCCTGTTTCTGCGACAGCAGAGAAAAGACATGATTTGGAAAGCATTTATGAAGAACTTAGAGGAATGGCTACTGAATTCCAATGTGCCTTTGTAACTGCATCTCAAACAAACCGTGGAGGTCTTAATGCCGAAGTCATCACTATGGAGTCTATATCAGAGGCTTTCAACAAATGCTTTGTTGCTGACTTTATCTTTTCATTATCGAGAACTCCGTCGGATAAACAAGCTAATACGGGGCGGATATTTATTGCTAAAAACAGAAACGGACCAGATGGACTGGTATTTCGTGCAGGAGTTGATTGGTCAACTGTATCAATAGATATCACTGGAAGAGGAGGTGAAGAAGACACACCGCAACTGACCGCCAAGGATCAGCTCAAATTTATGAAAGAAAAATATAAAACTTTTAATACAAAACTATCAGGGTCTAAATAACAACAAGGAGAAAAAGATGGCTATAGAAAACAACATATTATCGGACATAACAGTCCACATGAAATACGCTCGGTATCTTCCAGAGCAGGAAAGAAGAGAGAATTGGGAAGAATTGGTTACAAGAAACAAAGAAATGCATTTGAAAAAGTTTCCACAATTAAAAGATACAATTGATTGGGCATATAAATATGTCTATAACAAAAAGGTCTTGCCTTCAATGCGTTCAATGCAGTTTGGAGGTAAACCTATTGATGTATCACCAAACAGAATATTCAATTGCGCTTATGCACCTATTGATCACATGAAAGTCTTTGGAGAGATTATGTTTCTTCTCCTTGGAGGAACAGGTGTAGGCTATTCAGTCCAAAATCATCACGTAGAGAAACTCCCTGCGATCCATAAACCATCGGGAAAGAGAACAAGACGTTATCTAATTGGAGACTCTATTGAGGGGTGGTCTGATTCTGTCAATGCATTGATGAAGGTTTATTTCACAGGCGGCTCTAAACTACGATTTGACTTCTCAGACATCCGTCCAAAGGGTGCAAGACTAGTTACTAGTGGAGGAAAAGCTCCCGGACCACAACCTTTGAAAGAGTGCCTCCTTAAAGTACAAGGAATTTTAGATGGAAAAGAAAACGGTGATCAACTTACCACAATTGAAGTCCACGATATTATCTGCTACATCGCAGACGCTGTATTGGCCGGCGGTATTCGTAGGGCTGCTCTCATTAGCTTATTTAGTGCTACTGATCAACATATGCTTGGCGCTAAATCAGGTAAATGGTATGAGACAAACCCACAACGTGGAAGAGCAAACAACTCAGTAGTTATAATGAGACATAGGATAGACAAGGAAACATTCCTTGATCTCTGGGATCGTGTAAAAGCTTCCGGTGCTGGAGAGCCTGGGTTTTATTTTACAAACGACAAAGACTACGGCTGTAATCCATGTTGTGAGATCTCTCTTAGACCATTTCAATTTTGTAATTTGACAGAAATTAACGTTTCTGATGTTAAAGACCAAGATGAGCTAGATAACAGAGCACAAGCTGCTGCTATCATAGGAACACTACAAGCAGCTTACACAGACTTCCATTATCTGCGTCCTGTTTGGAAGAGAAACACTGAGAAAGACTATCTGATTGGTGTATCAATGACAGGCATAGCATCAGGTAAAGTACTTGAATTAGATATGAAAAGAGCAGCAAAGTGTGTAAAGGAATTGAACGCACAAGTAGCCAAAGAGATTGGAATAGGTCCTGCTTCTCGTTGCACTACAGTGAAACCAGCAGGAACAACAAGTCTGACTCTTGGAACAAGTTCTGGAATTCATGCGTGGCATAACGACTATTATCTACGCAGAATCCGCGTAGGAAAGAGTGAAAGCATTTATTCTTATCTACAAATAAATCACCCAGAATTGATCGAGGATGAATTTTTTAGACCTCATGACACTGCTGTCATCTCTGTGCCTCAAAAAGCTCCTGAAGGGGCAATTACGCGTCACGAATCGGCATTAGATTTGCTTGAGAGAGTAAAGAAAGTTCATCTCGAATGGGTAAAGATAGGACACAGGAAAGGACAAAATACTAACAATGTGTCTGCCACTATTACTATCAAACCTGACGAGTGGCAAGAAGTTGGAGACTGGATGTGGGATAACAAACACAACTATAACGGCTTATCAGTTTTGCCATTCTCTGAGCATAGTTACAAACAAGCTCCTTTTGAAGATTGCAGCAAGGAAGAATATGAATCCTTAATGCCTTCTCTAAAAGAAGTAAATTTGGACAATGTGATAGAGATAGATGATAACACAAACCTCACAGGAGAGCTTGCTTGTGCAGGTGGAGCTTGTGAGATCACATAAAAAAAACTTGACAGATGGTTTAGACCATGTTATAATATAAATTCATAATAAACAAAAAGGAGAACTTATGAAACAAAAACTACTAGAGACAATTGAGAGACTAAATGAGATTCTTTCTGATATCGAAAAGGTAGAAGACAAATCTTATGGCTATAAAGCAGCTGCTGTTCGTGCTAGAAAAGCTTTGCATGAAACAAAAGGTGTGTGCCAAGATCTCCGTAAGGAAATACAAGCTAAGAAAAACGAAGAATAGTTATATTTTTCACTTGACAAATGCTCCTAGAGGTGTTATAATATATATAATGCTTTTAGGAGCATTTTGCTGTTTGACTTATGGTGTTGAATAGAACTTGTGGCAACTCTTCTTTGCGCGACAAGTTTTACTTTATTGGAGGTTAGATGTTTATAAATATATATAACAGACACGTTCTCATTGAACTCGTCGAGGAAAAAGAGGAAGAGCAAAAATCCCTTATTGCTTTGCCACAAGATTACAAGAAAACTGTGTCACCATACATGGTCGCAAAAGTACTTCAAATATCTGATGATTGCAAATTGTTCCTAGAACAAGGAGACCTTATTGTAATTGAACGTAGAATGTTAACAGAGATAGAAATTAAAGGCGAAAAGAACTATTTAGTGTTAGAAAACTATATCTATGGGAGAATAGACGATGAAACTTACTAAACAATTGCTAAAAGAAATGATTCTTAACGAAATGAATGAGGGGATGATGAATCCTCAAAGCATAGAACAAGACGTTAAAAAAATCATAAACTCATTCAAACAAGCCGAAGGTGCTTCGCAAGTTGCAATGATAACTGCTGAAGAACCACCTGGTGCTGGATCCAATTTTGAATGGAATAATGATGAAATGCAGGGTTATCTAAAAATGGATTTGAATGGCAAAGGATATGATTATTATCCTATCGATGGTGACTATGGTGCACTAGAAAATTCTTTGTTCGTTGTTGTACAAGGTGAACCAAGGCCAAATTTTTATGACGATATGGTGAGATTGGGCAAGAAATATAACCAAGACGCTGTTATAGTTGGACGAAAGCAAGAATCGATGCAGACGGATCCAACACAACAAGGACCAGCATATCACATGGAGTTCGAAATGATCTCACTCCATCCAACAAAGACAGGACACCCAAACATGGACCCTAGACAACAAAGCGTAACTGATACAAGAGACCAAACACAAACAGGACCAAGCGTTCAAGGTAGACAAAGTTTCTTTTCTCGAGCTGGGTCATTCAAATTTGTTGTACCGTTCTTTTCACCAAGTCCGGCGGATCAAACAACTTTCCGAGGTAACGTGAGAGATGTTCGGGAACAAATATCTTCCTTGCAAGAACAAGTGAAGAATACGAACTCTACTTTGAAAAAAAGAGCTTTAAGATTTGAAATAGAAAGGTTGTACAAAATTCAAAGGAATCGATAATGCCTTATGCTAAAACGATACCCTTATACCATGATGATATCGGTTGTGTCTCTTATGTGGAGCACATGGGGACTGATCTTACTGTTGTTAATTCAGCAAGAGTCTCCTTTGGTGTCGAGAAAGCTGAGCTTGATAGTAAAGACAAAAAGCTTATTAAATATCTCATTAAACACAGACATACTTCAACTCTGGAGCACAACACAATTACTTTTAGGTTTACTGTGCCTTTATTTGTTCGCTCACAACATCACAGACATCGTACTTGGTCTTATAATGAAATCTCAAGAAGATACACAGACAAAGACCTCAACTTCTATCTTCCGAACAATTTTCGAACACAGCACAAATCTAACAGACAAGCATCAAACGCCGAAGAGTTAATAAACCCAAGAGTTTATGGTGATTTGTCCCCTTTGACAGCGAAAGAGCTTTTAGAAAACAAAACTTATGAATGTTTAGACACTTTCAATAACTTGTTAGAAGCTGGTGTTTGTAGAGAACAAGCAAGAATGATTTTACCACAAAATCTTTACACAGAGTATTACGGAACAGTCAATCTCAATAATTTACTTAAATTTATTGGTCTTCGAACTCACGAAGGAGCCCAATGGGAGATCCAAAAAGTAGCAGAAGCATGTTTAGAGATCGCTACGGATCTTTGGCCGGAAACGGTAACAGCTTACAGGAGCATTAGAAATGAGCAATAGAGAAGTTGAAATATTGTTTGAGAACCTTAGAAGATCTTACCAGGTTCAAAAGATTTACCACCCTGGTATTGAACTACTAGAAGAAGCTATTAATAGAAGAGATTTTTTAAAGGGATTGGGAGCTCTGGGTGTTGTAGGTGGAACTACTTTAGCCTCACTAAAGAAAAACATGACACCAGAGGACGTAGAAACTGAAGATGCAAGAACTGAGTTGGAAAAATATCATGATAAAATTAAAGAAAAAGGCGAAGAGTATTGGAAAAGTGATAAAGTAGCTACCACCAATGCCCCAGCCAATGAAGATGGAATTGTGAAAGATGGGTTTATGAAAGGAACCTACAATGCTAAAATTCCAATGAAAAGAATGATAAAGAAATACAAAGATGATTGGTATCAACTTAATCCTAAGATGGTTTTCATACATCCCGGAGCACTAGATAAGGAAGAGGTGTTACCAACAACAGGATTAACTGTTTCTCAACAAACAGATTATTACTATAGTAAAGACATTCTAAACTTGCACAATGTCTTGTACAATGCTAACGCATGGCCTTACAATCCACCTTTTGATGAAATACCTTATCTGTATAACAAAGAAGGGCAAATATACTTACCACTATCTTGGTCAGTTGCATATAACGTTTGGCAAATAAAAGTTTATGAATTTCTTGACGATATAGCAAAAAACGGTTATACTATACCTGAAGGCTCTAACAAACCAGTTATGAAACCTGAAGAAGAGATTAAAAAAATAATAAAAAGGTACCACTTCGGTACTAAAAAAGAAAGAATTTATATATTAAAAGAATTTGAATTATCCCAAGGGGATGATTTCAAGATTAGTGATTACTTGCAAGATAAAGCAAGTCAAATACACTCACCACAAAACGACACTGGACTACAAGAAGCAAAAAATCGGAGGAAAATATGCATAAAGATATCCAATTCATAGTTTACACCTGGATGACTCTAATTATTAGTAGCTGCCATGATGATAGTTGTTCAAAATTAAAAATGCCACAAATCTATCATGACGGACATCCAACAAGGTGTATCAAGTGTGCAAAATAACAAACCAATAACAAAGCCTCTATTCTCTATCGGTGATCTGGTAAAGATTAGGGGTTTCGGTGTGGTGCTAACCCAGAGTGAGATAGGAATAGTCACCAAGGGTCCTTATTCATATAGGTCAATAGAATCATATCACGACCTAGTATATTTTGAATGGTGGTGTTATGACATTTTAGTGGGAAAAGAACTAATTAGAATGATGCCGGAAAACTTTTTATTGGAGGTAGAGATAAAGTGAAACTGAAAAATCTATTAGAATCTTGGGACAGGTTTGTCAAAGAAAAACAAGCAATGCAAATTGAAGGAACTGAACTAGAAGAGAATCGGATCTATATTGCCAAACTAATAGATACAGTGTTGCAAAGACCAACCAACAATCAGGAGATAAACAAACAACTTCGAGCAAAAACCCCTGGGATCACAAAAAGAGATGCAAACCTACTTCTTTATTTATATAAAGGTGTTGACGAAAATGGTAATCTCATGAATGAAGAAAATGTGAAAGATGTTGAAGAAGAGTTAAATCAAAGAGCTGTTAAGTTTCACGATTCACTTGAAACTCAAGAGTTAATTGATATTTTTTATGCTGATGCTCCTCACTTAATACATTTTCACTTACCAATGATGAGAGAAAAGGCTCAAAAAGACAGCCACCAGTCTAAGTATATGCTATCAAAAGCACCCGGATCGTTTAGCGATTTTTATTTTGCTAGGCTGACAAACAGTGCGGTTTTTAAAGATACAACAGCTGGTTCTGGAATGAAAGATTTTATGCATAAAGATTCAGACGAACTTAAGAACATAAACCCTAAGCATTTTCATTTATTTAAGCTTGAGTATTTAATAGAAATAGTTTATGAGCTTATACAAGATAATGCATTCGACATCAGTAACAATTTGGGTTCTTTATGGACCATACCAGAATTAGATAATGATACATTTGTGAAGAACTATATAATGGGCATTTCTAAGAAGTCGTATGAAGCCAAGATGGAACTAAATAAACAAGAGCATCCAACATTTGGCCCAATGATAGAAAAACAAAGACATAGAATGAATCGTTTGTTTCGTTATTATTATTATGGCGAATACTTAAATAGCACAACAGAAGAACAGGTTAAACTAATTGATGATTACATGCCAAAAATACTTGACATTGACACTCATCAAGTAAAAAACAAATTGGTACCAAAATATTCTATCCTGTTGTCTTTGGTATGGAATAATTTCCCAAAAGAAAGTCAAAAAAAATATGAACTACCATTTTTAAAAATAGTATACACAGCAAAAAACTCAGATGATATAGAATATGATATAAATAAAATAATAAAAGAAAAAGGTGTATTAGGGACAGATAAACCTGCTGGAGCAAATGTTCCCATGGGATTGGCAGGAGAGACAGAAGATTACCGATTAGGCGGAGCAAATGAAGATCTGGATAAAATTATAGAGATGGCAACTACTGAAAACAACAAAGATATACAAAAAATGTGGTCAAAATTTCTTTTGGTATACAATAGATTAAATCAAACTTCTAGAGATAGCTTAAGTGATAAAATAAAAACCTTAAAGTCCCTATTGAGGAAAAAATGAATGACTTTTACTTTGATGAACTAGTCCTTGGAGGTTCACTAACAGCTTTGTTATATGCTTATAAGAAGAACTTACCAATCATTATTGACATAGCTCATGTACCTTTTGTTCTCGAGGAAGTCCCGAGTCATTGGGATTTATCGTTCTTAGGGTTTAAAAAAGGAGGAGATACGAAGAAATCCCAAGTATGGGATAGGATATCTTTTCTATTATCAATGTCTGGTTTGGTTATTTTTCCCAACAACATACAGTCTTTTAGAATGGAAGATGGTAGAATACAAATTATTGGATTGGATAATAAAAAGATGCATGTGCATTATAACAGCCTAATAGAATTTGATCGTGACACAAGAGACCATCTTATGGTCTATGATTGGTTCGCTGTTCACTCTGGGTCGCGACACGAGTGGGAGGTTATTCCAAACCCCAATGAAGATTTCTGTCATATGCTTTTGTTCCACAGATCAACCAGACCCAGAACAAGAAAAGATGTAAAGGACGTTTGTGCAGTCTCTAGAGTGCCTAGAGAGCATTTGAACTCAACAGAATGGTCATCATCCTACATCAGAATAAAAACGCTCCAAATGATGAAGGAAGTGGGGATAAGAGGAAGAGCAAATGGTTACAACAAGAAGGGAACAACTCTCCATTATGCAATTTCAATAGAACATATGTATCGTGAAGTGTTCGAGGAAGTAAAAAACAAATTATCAATTGAGGAGATCTTGTCCTACGAAGACAAGAAAGGAACAAACTTATGGAATTTGACACAAAAACTGTTAATGGCTCATCTTACCACCTCGCCGGAATAGTACCTTGCGGTGGACAACCGCTTGACTATGGAATGGAATGGCCTGACTTTATGATGCCAATTGCTCCGAACTACACAATGATTGAAGCAGCCATTATGGAGTGTGCTTGGGCAGGCTGCGAGACTATATGGGTTTGTCTTTACGAAGACACCGCACCACTAGTTAGACATAGAATAGGTGATTGGATTCAAGATCCTGTTTGGGCTTGGAGGTCTATGGACCCACAACCAACAGCAAAGCAGAGAAGAATTCCAATCTTTTATGTCCCAGTTCACCCAAAGAACAGATTCAGAAGAGATTGTTTGTCATGGTCGGTGATAGAAGGAGCGCTTTCAGCATTCAAAACATCAGCAACCGTATCAAAGTGGATTTACCCAAACAAATATTGGGTTTCATTTCCATATGGATTGTTTGATCCAGAACTTCTACGAGAACACCGCCAAAAAATTTCCTCTCCAAAAAATTTCTACATCACACACAACCAACAAACAGTCGAGCAGGGCATACACACCAGTTTCTCATTCGGAAAAGACGAATTCGTAAGGTTCAGAAGACAGATAAGAAAAGGAACAGGAGAGTACACTAACGAAGTCAACGAACAAGGTATACCAAAGACTAAGTTACCAATCGAAGAACGATATTCCGCAAGATGGTTTGGTTTGGAGAGTGTTTTTATGGATCTTGATAATACAGATGACAACTCTTTAGAGATTGAGGAATTTTACGATTTATCATCTTGGGAGAAATATAGAAACTATTTATCATCGCCGTTTTCCGAAACCGTCAAGCGTCCTCCGGAGTGGCTTATGAAATTTTCAGAATTTGGCTCAATTGGACTTGACAGAACAGACTAGGTGTGTTATAATGAATAAAGAAATACAATTAAGAAAATATAAGAAACATATTATGGAACTAAAATTTTTAAGATCAGAACTACAATACCAAGAAGAGGTCTTGTTGGTTGCGCATCAAGACTTTGAAGTATGGTATAGAGAGTGGTGTGACAAAAACAAAGTTGATTTAGGTGGGCTGAATAAGAAGCACAAATCCCGAGTATCCAAAATCCTACCACAGCCAAATTTTTCAGATTTGAAACATGATGAAAATGGAATATCAATTCTTGAGAAAAAACCAGTTGAAAAGAAAGAACAGAAAAAATTTACAAACCTATTTAAACAGGTTGCAAAACAAGCACATCCAGACAAGCCAAACGGCAGTTCTTTGAACTTTGCAGCAGCTTCCGCTGCTTATGAAGCAGGTGATTGGTCAAAGCTTTTAGAGATAGCCGAGATCTATGGAATTTTGCCGGAGAACATTAATGAGATCTATCCTCTTATGATAGAGGAAGCAAAAAAACTTAGGCGTAAGATTAAAGGAAACGAAAGCATGTATTCATGGAAATTCCAAGAATGTGCAACTGAAGAATGCAAGGAGATCCTTGTAAAACAATTTTTAAAACAATTATTTAAAGTGGAGTTATAATGTTATTATCATTATTATTATGGGCATGCGATTCGGATGTGTCAATTATTAAAAGAGTTGAAGAAACGGGTCAAGCAATTGGTGTCGGAGAACCCGGAGAGCCGGTTGCCATTGCACCGCAACCATCGACCGAACAAGATACCGATCAAGAAAGATCAGGAGTGACAGGACTATCAACAATGTATTTAAGACAAGTTGCTTGTCCAGCATGTATGGGAGAGACGCAAGAACTAACTGTTGAATATGAAGCCAACTTCCATCAGCCAATTACTGATTCATGGAACTCGTGGCCTCCAGCAGATGGAACATGCGACCAATATCTTTATCAAACAACACCATCAACCCAACCAATTAACGTTGGGCAGGTGATCCAAGTGACAAGTCAAAATCATCAGTTTGATGCCTATCAAAGCGGAGCTGGCATCTATCAATCCCAAAATATATGGGAATCTCACTTGCAAAGGAATACTGAATACAATGTTCAGACTAGTGAAGGGTCTTTCAACTTCACTACTATTGAAGGGTTTGATTACATCGAGCCTTATACAATGTTGTGGGTTGACCCTTCCTATGCTTTTGAAGCAGCTGTTCGTCGTTCTGGGTTTACTGTTACATGGGCTCCTGTGAGATCCACAAGTAGAATGATGATCACACTTGGAATTTATTCATCTGATGGGTCTGCATTATTAGGGCAAGTTTCTTGTTTCGGACCAGATAATGGGTCAATGTTTATCCCATCACAGTATTTAAATTATCCTACTTGGTCATTGGTTGCAATCCACATTGAGCGCTTTGAAACTGACACTGTGGAGACAGACATCAACAACTCCTATATGGAAACCATGCAAATTTGGGAAGTGGTGGGCACTGGACACATTGAGTGACTAATTACTATCTGACTATGGAGGATTTATGTCATGGAAAAATCAAAAATCGCAGATTATGCGTGGAAAGGCTTTACAGTTATGTTATCTATCATCATTGTGCCTTGTTTTATATGGATTTGGGACTCGGAAATGAGACTTGGAGCTTTGGAATACAAGATGGACGATGCAAACAAATCGTTAGATAAAATAGTTTCTCATATGGATAGCCAAAATGGGACTGATGCTGTTGACCGTCAAGTAAAATTTAAATTGATGGAAGATAGGTTAAAACAACTTGAGAAAGAACAAGAAAGACTTGAGAACGAAGTTCTTCGTTATGCAAAAAAATTCGTTGAAAAAGGAGATTAAAATGAATAATATTAAAAATTGTGAATGTTGTGGATGTAACCCTGTTACATGTAAGTGTGAGTGTTGTGAGCACTAGTGATGTGTGTCCGTACTGTGGCTGTAATCCTTGTGATTGCGATTGGGGGTTGAATGAATTGTTTAAAGAAGGGGGATCTGTTGCTAGTTCGAGCTTGGCACCTTGGATTTCAGGACTTATTGGCAATCCTTATACAACCTCCCTCAAGGATCTCAGATTACCAGACTTTGACAGTATATTTAATTCCCTTGGGACAGGAACGGCGAATCCATATGCAAGAAGTTATAAGGGTACTGTCGTGAGTTTTGATTATAAAGTTGGAGATCTTGTGAACTGGTGGCCCCTGTATAGCCATGATGATAGAAAAAAAGTATGGATCATAAAGAAGGTTTTTAACCACTCTCCATTGGACTGCACCTATTACGATGTTGAGATAACAGATGGTTCAAAGATAGAATCTGTGGCTTTTCATGAAATTAAAAAATTGGAGGTAAAGTGAATAAATATAAAAATGATTACGTGTGGAACGATAGGATGTGTCACCACTTGCCGTATGAAATGATGATAGAAGTGATAGACCTTTATAGAGATTGTTTCGATTACTCTGCTTATAGAGAATACGACTACATCATGGCATTTGTTACAAAATGCTTCATTACACGCAACAAACAGCTTGATAACCAACGAACCATAGCTCAGGTTAAAATGAAATTTGGTTTTCTTACTATTTATTATGATGGGGGTAGAGACCCTTATCTTGATGAAATAGTCAATACCGCTACAAAAATGGCTGAAAAAATAAAAGCCAAGATACAAAAGCAGTATGGAAAGGGGGGACCTTGGAATCGAAAAATACTTCAGCCAACTAAAAACTAGCGAATTACCCAAAGACATGAAACCAAAATTCAATGTTGGAGATTTGGTTAAAATAGTATTCAGCTCAGATGACGGGGTTTCTTCATATAGATTAGAAGATGACATGGGTTTGGTCTGTGAGGTTAGCTTCTATGAGTGTCGTGACTATGGCATTGATGATTATGAGGATAAAAATCCTTTTTTTCTTATTGAATACAAGATTCTTGTATCTAGTAACGCGGATAAGTATAGATATGTATCCGAAGAACATTTGAGGTTTATTGATGATTAGTTTTTTATTTAATTTGGCTTTCGCCGACACTACAGTGTACGCACCAATGACAACACAGTTGGAAACATCTGTTGTTCACCACTTTGTTAACAAAGAATTTCATTCTAAAAAGAAGGATATTGGGGTAATTAGTTGGGCAGATTGCGGAGAAATGGGACATAGAGAGTGTGCAATGATTAGAGAATATTGGTATCTTCAAGTCAAGGAATTTAAAGGAGAGGACTCTTATCAAATAAATATATTTCTTTATGATGAAAATAGTAGAATAGTTGCAGAAGCGATTATAGAAAAAAGGTATAAAATAGAAAAAATTCCTCAAAAAACCACAATCAAAGGAACCAAAGTTGAACGTGGAACGATATCTCCTTTCAAAACAGAAATAGAGAAACCACCTGTTCGTATAAAAAGAAAACCTGAAGTAACCGACCATGACATCAGCCAAGCAGTAATTCGTTTACTAACAAGAATAGAAATATAAAATAATACTTGACAAACTTACAGAATGTGTTATAATAGTAATACTCAAAAAACACAAAGGAGGAGTAATAATGTTTAAGGAATTTTATAAAAAGATATTCAAATCTCGTAAGCTTTTATCACCAGAAGAGACAGTTCGTTTGGAGAAAGAATTAGAGATGCTTCAAAAAGAAGTGGACACTAGAGAGAAACAAGTGGATAAATTCAAGACTCTCATTTTGCAAGATCCGGATAACTCTATACGATATGTTAAAAGAATGAAAGTACACACTGATCTTCTCAGAGAACAAAAGAGAAGACTAGAGGAGATTGAAATTAAATTGTTAGGCAAATAGGAGGAATTATGTCAACAGATAAAGAAAGAAAAGAAGGCACAGGTCATGGCGTGGATCTTGAGGATCGCCAAAAACTGGAGCCGCCGAGTAAGTATAAGGTTGTGTTACACAACGATGATTTTACACCGATGGATTTTGTTATTGTTATTCTTATGGATGCATTCAACTTCAGTATTCAAAAAGCTAGTTCAATCATGATGGAAGTTCATGAAAAAGGCAAAGGAATAGCAGGAATTTACTCAAAAGAAATAGCAGTAATGAAAGTCAAGCGATGTAATCAAATTGCCCGATCAGAAGGGCACCCACTTTTAATAACCATGGAGGAACAATGATAGAACTTTTAAAACAAACAATAGAAAAATTAACTTGTGATGAGGTACTGAAAGAGAATAACGGAAATATGCCGAGAGACATGTTGATAGATTATATAAAAAATAATAAAAAATATCGTAACAAAGCAATAAGTGATATAGCAACAGAACTTAATGTTGCCAGAGGTACAGTCACCAGATGGATAGAACTAAAGAATGTCCCAAAGAACTACAGATTTGATCTAATGAAGCTTTGTAATTTAGAAATTGACTATACACAATATTCATTCAAAGATAAAGACCAATTCTTTACAACACTTGATATGGCAAAACAGTGTTATGAGATTTTCAAAAACAAACTCAAAGATTTAGGCGAGAATGAAGAAGACTTCAGCTACATAGAGCCATCAGCAGGAGCTGGTGTGTTTTTAGATGTTCTTCCGAATAAAAGAACTATTGGATTAGACATCGAGCCAAGAAGAAAAGATGTGATTCAACACGACTACCTAACATGGCTTCCAAAAGAAGAAAAGAACTATGTTGTCTTTGGTAATCCACCTTTTGGTCTGAGAGGGCATTTGGCATTAAAGTTTATAAACCATTCTGCTAATTTTTCAGACTATGTTTGTTTTATATTACCTCAATTGTTTGAAAGCGATGGTAAAGGCTCACCTAGAAAAAGAATAGAAGATTATAGCCTCATACATTCAGAAAAATTAGAGGGTAGCTTTGTATATCCGGACGGGAAAGAAGTGTTGGTCAATACTATATTTCAAATTTGGTCTAAGAATCACCACGAAAAAGTATATGACATAGAAGAAATAGATGAAAGTGTTATGAAGATCTATTCACTTTCTAATGGAGATACTCCGTCACAACAAAGAAACACAGATATGTTGAGCAAGTGTGATGTATATATACCATCTACCTGCTTTGGCAAAGAAAACATGAGAGCCTATTCTTGTTTTGAAGACTTGCCTGGTCAAAAGGGTTATGGTGTTGTTTTTAAAAACAAACACAAGGAAATGATATCAGCATCGATAAAAATAGATTGGAGCGAGGTTTCATTTTTATCAACCAATTCTGCATTAAACTTGCGTACATCTTATATATATAAAAAGTTAATAAAAATATTTGACAATTTATAGAAAACAAGTTATATTAAAAATACATTAATTACAACAAGGAGGAAACAATGTTAATTAATAATGATTTTAAAAAATTTAAAAGTATCATAAGTGAAGAGTATGATAAACAAGAGAGAAGTAATATTTGGATTGACTCTCATTTTGAAAAGATCAATTTATTGAAAAATGATCCAAGTGGAAAGGTCGGGGAGCGTTGGTTAGAAAACCTTTGCAAAAAATATGGTATGAATTGTGTTTACAATGAAGATCAGATTGACGGTGAAGCAACTTATGACCTGATTGTCAATGATTTCAAAGTCGAAGTAAAAACCGCTAGGTTTGGTAAATGTAAAAACTACCAACACGAAAGTCTTAGATTAGTAGGTTGTGATAAGTTTGCGTTTATTGATGTAGAACCAGACCATATCAACCTCACGATAATAGATTCTGACTTTGATTACAAGGTACCTCATCCCATTTTAGGCAGAACACCTCATCTTAGGAAAGGCACAACAGATGTTTATAAGTTTGATTTTGGATCAAAAACAATTAAAAATGGGATTGCTGCTGGTATCACTTTCAAATTAACAGAAGAAACAGAAGAGAGTGATCTTAAAAGCTTTCTAGAAAACATATTTTAATTATAAAAAACCCCTTGACAAACAAGGGGTTTTATGTTATAATATAAACATCAATATCTCGGAGGATAATATGAAATTTATAAACTTACACGCTCATAGTGGTGTAGGCTCGCCTTTTGACGGCTTTGGCTACCCACAAGAGCACATGGACTTTGCATACGAAAATGGATGCGAGGGTCTTGCATTGACCGATCATGGTAACATGAATGGCTTTGCCTATCAAGTTCTTCATGCAAAGAAGATGAAAGAACAAGGTAAAGACTTCAAGCCAATCTTTGGTGTTGAAGCATACTTTATACCATCAGTTCCCGAGTGGAAAGAAAAGCTTGAGGAATTGAAGAAGGATAAGAAGAAAGCCAAGTCTATTGACGCTGATAGATCTGGCACGAACATTGAAGCAGACGGAGAATCCAAAGGATTGTCCAAGTCTGACATCAACAGAACAAGACACTTGGTTCTAATTGCTATGAACCAAACAGGTCTCAATAATATATTTAAGATGGTTTCCGAGTCATACCATGGAGATTATTACTATCGTAAACCACGTATGGACTTTGCCTTATTGGAGAAGTATAACGAGGGCGTCATTGCTCTTTCTGCTTGTCTTGGTGGTGTTTATGCTGGTTGTTATTGGCAGAACCGTGAGGAGGGATCTGAGGCTGTTCTCAAGAGTATGAGACAGATGACTGAAGACATGCTTTTCATCTTTGGTGATCGTTGGTATCCTGAAGTTCAATGGAACAGAGTTCCCGAACAACACGATCTAAACCAATTCATCATTCAAATTGCTGAAGAATACGATATGAAAATAGTTTCCACTGGTGACTCACACTATCCCAACCCTGATGCTTGGAAAGACAGAGAACTATACAAGCGTCTTGGCTGGCTTGGTCGTGGAAAGCCCGAGTGGTTAGATATGAATCTTCCAACTTCTGTTCAAGAGATGGAATACGAATTGTATCCAAAGAACGGTCAAGAGATGTGGGAGTCTTACAAACAATATTCTGAGGAATGTGAGCAAGACTATAGTGATGAATTGATTCGTCAATCTATAGAAGAGTCTTATCACATTGCTATGGAACGTTGCGAGGATTTTATTCCTGATACAACGGTAAGACTTCCCGAATTTGTTGTCCCTGCTGGATACAATGAAGATGAGTACCTTGACAGAGTTTCATCCGAAGGTTTGTTTACAATTCTGAAGAACAGAGGTCTAACAAGAAAGCAAGGAAAGTCTTCTTCTCCTATTTACAAATACGAGAAGCGTTTGAAGCACGAACTAAAAGTAATTGCAGATCGTGGTTTTTCAAAGTACTTTCTCACAATGAAAGCAATCGCGGATAAAACAAATGAAATACAAATATCGGGACCTGGTCGTGGTTCTGCGGCTGGCTCTCTTGTTGCTTATGCTTTGGGCATTACTCAAGTTGATCCAATTAAATACGATCTTCTATTCTCACGTTTCCTCAGATCAGATGCGACTGATTATCCTGATATTGATTATGATGTATCCGATCCTATGGTTCTTAAAGATGTGATGATTGAACAGTGGGGTAATGATGTTGTTGTTCCTATTTCTAACTGGAACACATTACAACTTCGTTCTCTTATCAAGGACATCTCTAAGTTTTATGAAATTCCTTTTATAGAAGTAAATGCTGTCACTGGTAAGATGATGCACGAGGCAACTCCTGCGGCAAAGAAGAAGCACGGAATCAGAGCAGGTGTATATACTCCGACCTTTGACGAAGTGATTGAGTTCTCTGAATCTCTTCAGAAGTTCTTCAAGAAATATCCTCACGTCAAGGAACACGTCAAAGCTCTTCATGGGTCTTATCGTTCGTGTTCTCGCCACGCTGGTGGTGTGGTGATTGGTGAGGGCTTGGATCGTTATATGCCTCTTATCTCTTCCAAGGGTGTCAGACAGACTCCTTGGTCTGAAGGTATGAATGTTCGTCAATTAGAGCCAATGGGTTTTATCAAGTTTGATATCCTTGGGTTGTCCACACTTCGTATGATTGAGGACTGTGTGTCTAAGATTCTTCGAAGACATCATGACATTGAAAACCCAACCTTTGCTCAAATCAAAAAGTTTTATGACTGTCACCTTCACCCGGACCAGATTGATCTTCATGACCAAACAGTTTATGAGAACATCTTCGAGAATGGCCAATGGATTGGTATCTTCCAATTCACCGAGGATGGAGCACAGAAGCTTGCGGAAAGAGTTAAGCCTACATCTATTGTAGACATCTCTGCTATCACTTCTATCTATCGTCCCGGTCCTTTATCGGCAGGTGTTGACAAGGCCTACATCAAAGCTGTTCATGATCCTGATTCTGTTGAGTATCTAAATGACAAGGTAAGAGACATTACTGAAGAAACACATGGCTTTTTGATTTTCCAAGAGCAAATTGCGAAACTTGCTTATGAACTTGGCGACGGTATTACTATGGATGAGGCAAATCTTCTCCGTAAGATCCTAACCAAGAAAGGAACAGGTAAAGGTCACGAAGTCAAGGAGGCTATATATGAAAAGTTTATCAGAGGTTGTGTACAAAAGGATGTCGACAAGAGGGCTGCCAAGGAATTGTGGCAAACCTTTGAGTACTTTTCCGGTTATGGGTTTAACAAGTCTCACGCTGTATCCTACTCTATTATTTCTTATCAATGTGCTTGGTTGTGTACCTACTACAAAGCCGAGTGGGTTGCATCATTCTTGGACAAAGAACCAGAGTCTCGCAAGGAGAAAGCAATCAACCTTGCCAAGCAGCATGGATACAAGATCAAACCTCTAAACATCAATTACTCCGAAGCAACTTGGAAGATTGAAGGTGAAGATACGTTGATCGCTCCATTGACTGGTATCAAAGGCTTTGGAGACGCAGCATTCGATCAGGTATTGGCTAATCGCCCGTTCAACACAATTGATGAATTACTATTCCATGATGATGTAAAATATTCTAAACTCAACAAGAAAGCTCTCGATGTACTTTGCAGAGCGGGAGCGTTGGGAGATCTTATTGATGAGCGATTCACAGGTGATAAACACTTTTGGTCAGCAGCAATTGTAGATCGCCCTAAGAGTCGTAAGAAGTTCGACGAGAACATTGAAACTTACAGACCAGAGGGCTCATTCACAGAGGATGAGAAGATTGGTTTCTTTGCAGACCTAACAGGTATTTTTCCTGTGTCTATGGTAATGTCTCAACACATCATGGATAAATTAGATGCCAAAGGTGTTCCGCCCATTTCAGAGTATGATCCAGACTTGATGTTCTGTTGGGGAATCATTAGATCCGTAACCAAGAAGAAAACTAAAAATGGTAAACCGTTCTTTGTTGTGAAAGTCATAGATTCAAATTCAGTAGAGACTCAAATAAGATGTTGGGGAGTAGACCCTGATAGGGACTCTCTAGCAATCAACAGAGCTTATATGTTGAAGCCAAAACATTCTGCTGATTGGGGATTCTCTACTTATGGATCACTAAACAACACATGGGCAATTTTAATTTAAAGGAGAAGATTGTGATAGAATTACACTTACATCTAGATGGTTCAATAAGAGAGTCGACATTAACAAAATTCCTAGGCTACAACCCTAAAGAGATTTATTTTTATAAAGGAATGGGTTTACATAAAGCATTGGAAAGTTTTCAACTAACTTTAGGAACATTGCAAACAGGTGACTTGGTAAAAGAAGCTGTCTTTAATTTATGTATGGATTTAAACCTAGCAGGAATTTACGGAGGAGAAATACGTTTTGCCCCTCAGCTTCACTATGGAGCACCAGTTGAAGATATAGTTGACGCTGCTTTGGCTGGCATTTGGGGCAACATAAATCTTATCCTTTGTGGTCTCTATGGTGAACATCCAAATGTTTTAGATCGTCTTGTAGAAGTCGCAAAAACGCGTGATAGAGTCGTTGGAGTTGATTTGGCTGGTGCACCATCGGACAAGCATAGATGGTCTCTTCTAGACTATTCAGATGCCTTTATGAAGGCAAAGAGGTATGATCTCGGCAGGACTGTCCATGCTGGAGAAGGAAGACCAGCTAAAGAGATTGAGGTTGCTATAAACTTCCTCCATGCTCAAAGAATTGGACATGGCTTGTCTGCCTTGGACGACTGGAAGACAATGGATTTGATAAGAGAGAAGGATGTGTTGATAGAAGCATGCCTTTCTTCAAATTATCACACAGGATGTATCAATGAATATTCAGATCATCCAATGAAACAATGGTATGAAAACGACATAAAGTTTTCATTATGCACAGATAATACGTTATTATCTCAAACAACTTTAGAAAAAGAATTTCATCTTGCCAGAAAACATTGCGGACTGACGAAAGAACAGATCCGCCAAACACAATTTTGGGCAAAAGAGAAACTTTTTTCTTGACAAACAACACAAACGTGTTATAATATAATTACACAAAAACCAATAAGGAGGATATATGTGGAATGACAATAAAGAACAAATAGTTATGGTTTCGGAATGGAACGATGACGAAGTAGATAAAGACGAAGCTGGTCATATGATTGACTTTATCCAATCTATAAAAGAACTGAACGATGCAATGCAACCGTTCAAAGATCAATTAAAAGATCTTAAAACCAACTACAAAGAGCAAGAATGGCTTGATGCTAAACAACAAAAGATGGCAATGAAGATCTATCGGATGATTGACGATGATGTAGACTTGGCAGAGTTTGTTGACCTTTTCCAAACAGTTAACAAGATTGTTAAAAAGGAAGAATAATGCATCACCTGTTAAACTGTCATGGCGAATGGAGTGTACTGTTCGCCTTGGCGACTTCTCTTCCCTTTCTGGGAACTTACATCAAATACAAATTTGGAGGTAAACATGAATGTAACGAATGAAGAACCGCAAGATACACCTCTCCTTACACAAGGAGACTTGGCTATGGCAGCATATGCTTTGTCCGAGGTGTTCAACTCTTACTTGGAGCAATATCAAGAAGAAGATTATGGAGAGTTATCGAAAGAGGAAATGGAAAGTTCGATGAACAATTTGAGAACAGCTTTTACAAAGTTCGATTCTCTGTTAAAAACAATGACAGATACGGGAGGCGAAAGTGCAACTAAAGACGGGTGACCTTGTGAGAGTGGTGAGTTGTTACAGATTCCCCGAACTCAAAGGACAGATAGGTATATTCCTAGGAAAAGTGTCGAGGTACAATAAAAAAACAAAAAAAGACCTTTGGTTTTATAAAGTTTTATGTACCGGAGGCAAAACAGTAAAATTAATAAAAAATGACTTGGAGGTTATAAATGAAAGTTAAAGTAATGAAATTAGATGCAGGAGCAGTTATCCCAAAGTATGCCAAACCTGGTGATGCTGGAATGGATCTATACGCTGTGACTCAAACATTTGATAAGCACGGCAATTATGTTTATGGAACAGGATTAGCCATGGAGATACCAAAAGGATATGTGGGATTACTCTTCCCACGATCTTCAATCTCCAAAACAGCTCACTATCTTAGAAACGCTGTTGGTGTCATCGACTCTGGTTATCGTGGAGAAATAATCTTTAAGTTTGCAATAAACACGCACAACTCACCTGTGTACGAAATTGAAGAAAGAATAGGACAGATTGTTATCTTACCTTATCCTGAAATAGAATTCGAAGAAGCTTTTGAGCTATCAAAAACTGAAAGAGGAAAAGGTGGATACGGATCAACAGGAACTAATTAATATATGTCAGAACACAAAAACAAAAAAATCCAATTCACAGATACCGACATCAGACATGCCCAGCTCAAAATTAGACTTGAAAGAGAAAACCTCACTCAAGCAGATTTCTTTAGAGCATGTGTTTCAGGGATGTCTGACAATGACAAAGATCTTATGAAGTTTATCCGAAGATACAAAGAAGAAAAAAACATAGGTCGAAAGAGAGACATCAAAGTAGCTAATAAAGAAGATGAACTAGCAGATGATCTTATGGCAAAATTTGGTATAAAAAACGATGAACTTGAAAATATTTTTGATTTAATTGCAGAAGAACATCCAGAATTGTGATTTTTCTATTTTTATGATCTATTTATAGAGAAAACAATGTAATAAACTAAGGAGAATATGCATATGTCTAAAAAATTACTATCTGAAGCCCAAGTTCGCCGATTCCAAGCCTTGGCAACCATCCGACCATTGGTAGAGATGGAGTCATCATATAAAAGAGACGACGAAGAAACAATGGAAGAAATGGCTCATAAAAATGACAATCAGAATGAATCTCTTTATGAAGAAGAAGATATGGATATGGATGCTGATATGGATATGGATGCTGAAGAAGACATGGGCGATGCTGATGTTGAAATCGATGAAGAAATGGTAGAGAAATTTATGGACGCAGTTGGTACAATCCAACAAGTTGCTGATATGCTCGGCGGCGGAGCGGGAGAGATGAACATGGATGCTGAAGCACCTATGGATATGGATGCTGATGAAGAAGCTCCAATGGAACTCGATGCTGGTGATGAAGAAGCACCTGCTGGTGATGAAGAAGAAATGCTTGAAGAAGCACTTCGTGGTGTATCGTACATTCCTTCACAAAAAGAAGTTGTTAAAGCTGTTGCTAAAAGAGTTGCGAAACGATTGCAAGAAGCAAAAATTGCTCAACGTCGATTAAACACAGCTCTTGGAAAAAAGTAATTAATATTACTTGACAAAATTCACAAACGTGTTATAATATAAGGACAAGCTAATCACTTGTCCTTTAATTTTTAAAGAACTAAATTTACAATAAAGGAGGTAAAATGCAGTTCACAAAGAAAAGAAACAAAGCTATCGTAGGTGAGGATAGTAAAGACAAGAAAAAGAAAACTAAGAAGCAAGAAGAAAATGGCAAGGAAGCATCTCAAGAAGAGATGGATCAAGCAAGAGATATGCTTGCCGCAATGATGGGACCTCCCGAAGAAGAAATGCCGTCAACATTTATGTTATATGGTGATGTAAATGAAGAAAGAGCAGCAGACATTGTGTCTGCTTTATTGTTACTTGGAGACAAGAAGCGTGTTGACAAAACAAAAGAGAGACTACCTGAAGGTGAAGAATTGTCTGACATTCAATTCTATATCTCAACTTACGGTGGCTCCGCTGATGACATGATGGCTATCTATGACATGATGCGCATAACAAAGAAAAACCGAGACATAGAAACCATTGGCATGGGAAAAATAATGTCTGCCGGAACATTACTACTTGCTTCAGGAACACAAGGAAAGAGAAAGATAATGAAGAACTGTCGAGTAATGTTGCATGCTGTGTCTGCTGGATCTATGGGCTCAATCCACAATCTAGTGAATGAGATGGAAGAAATCCAAAACATTCAAGATGCTTATATAAGGACTTTATGCGCCGAAACACTACTTACTAAGAGACAGTTGAAGAAAATGTTAGATCAAAAAGTAAATGTGTATCTTACTGCCGAAGAAGCTGTTGAATATGGACTAGCAGATGAGGTAATTTAAATGGACGCAGAGTTTTACAACGAGTCCTCAGCATTGAAACTAGGATGGACGCCCGAATGGTTCGGGTGTTTGTCTTTTGATGAAGAGTTGACCGAAGCAATTAAGGACTATCAAAAAAAGTTAGGATTAAAAGCCGATGGACTTTGTGGACCTGGAACCTATCGAAGGGTCTGGACCGACAGAGAGTCGGCTCTTCCTTTTTTGCAGGATGAAGTTCCCGAACACAAGAACACCAGTATCATCTATAACAACGATTACTATGATATTGATTGGCCAAAGGTTGTTCTTCCTTTTATGAAAGGCGGAATGAAATTGACCAAAGGATACAAGAAGGTCATTGAGAAGAGAGAACCAAAGAACTTCGTGTGTCACTGGGACGTGTGCTTGAACTCCAAGTCATGCTTCAGAGTCTTACAGAACCGTGGGCTTTCTGTCCACTTCCTCATAGACAACGACGGTACAATTTATCAGTTGCTTGATATGAATCATGTGGCTTATCATGCCGGAGGTTCAAAGTGGAACGCTGCTTCTATCGGTGTTGAGATTACAAACGCATATTATCCTAAACACCAGAAATGGTATGTTAAGCACGGTTTCGGAGAGAGACCTATGTGGAGAGAGAAGAAAGTTCACGGAAGCTATTTAGAGCCAT